AGCGTTAAGACCCGGCTCAAGTTCGGCGACTAATTGGGAACGAGAAATAGCCATGTGTTAGCTCCTTTACGGCGCTGTATTGGCAACACCAGTGCTGCCGTACAGGTGAGTGTTAATTTTAACCACAACGTCAACGTGATTTTCAGCACGTGTGTTGTTGGGTGCGTTATAGAAGCCCACGATCTTTAACACCAGACCCGCTGTGTTAGCAATGGTAGATGAGTCAAGTTCGGTCGCAGACAGGCCAGTAGTAGTGCTGCCAGCGGTGTAGGCAATGTTGGCGTTTTTGCCAATGTCTGCCTGCACAACGTCTTCGTCTGCTTGAATCAAGAACAGCTGGCTGGGGTCATCCACCACTTCTGCGGTAATAACACCGGAAGTAATGTTAACGGAACCCGGATAGAAGTTCTTAAAAGTGGGCTTGCCACTTGTAGGATCAACATAAAAAACACCGTTCAATACGCCCAGTGCCGAGGTGTGTATAGTGGAGTCGTATTTCACGACATACCCACCAACGAGTGTGACCAGATCCCCTTGGAAAATAGCGCCAGCCTGATTGTCTTGGATCTCATAAGCAAACTGCTTCTGAGCTCCAGTGGCGGATAGGTTACCAAGCGGGCGCAGGCCAAATGCTTTGTCTACGTTTGCCATAGTGAAAGTTCCTTTAAATATAGGTTATTCGGAGGATCGAGATCCGCCGACGCTTACTTTTGACTGCCGCTCTGGCGCCGAGATACGCATACTTGAGTGCGCGTTGCTCTTCAACAGGTCGTTGTCTGCAGCCTTGATTTGATCATGTGTACGGCTTTTATAAAACGCCCGTCGCTCGTCTGCTGTTTCCTCGGGAATTCGTGCCAGAACCACATCGCCTACAGAGATCACGCCCGCGTGTCGTCCGTCATCCAAGCCCTGCCCCGAAAATTCAGGGTATTCGTCGGCGCGCACTAACTCGTAGCCTTCTCTCATTTTTGAGGAGATATTCATTCTGTCATCCATTCCACCGGCTTCTCGTCTAATCCAGCGGTGCTTGTAACCGTCTGGGGCGGGAGGAGCATCGAGTCGTGATGGAGGTGCCCAAGGCTTGCGACGCGCAGTGGTTTCTCGAGACTCAGTGCCCCGGGTGCTGCGATTTAACTTTGGTACAACGATGTCGTTTTCGCTCATGGTATTTACCTTTTCACGTATTGTGCGTATTTTTCAAGCGGTACGCCTAGTTTCTTTGCCATTGCAACTTCACTAGGTTTAAGCCGGATACTACGGCGTGCTGAATTATTTAGTCCCGAAGATCGGGTCGCAGAGGCAACGGTTTGCACGGGTCGGCTGCTTCTGGTTTGTTGGGGCGCAGACTCAGAAAACTTCTTTGGAAAGAGTTCCTGCATTCTGCGATCTATCTCATCATAGTACTCATCTGTCTGCGGGTCAAATCCTTCGTTTTTAACAAGCTCCACATGAATACCACGAACCGTGTTGGTCATCACCACGTCCGAGCCAAACCATGTGTTTTTCTCCGCCCACTCTTCTGCACGCGGATCGTTCCTTCTGGGTGCCTGCTGCTGTGCAGGTGCCTGCTGCTGCGCGGGCGCCCGCTCTTGCTGCTGTCGTATCCGGCTAACCTGCGCCTCATGGTTCGCCAGCTGGTGCTGCTCCATGATAGTTGACGTCAGGCGCTGCTGCGCTTCGGTCTCGGTGTCAATGTCACCTTCTTCCCGCGCGCGACGAATCACGTTCTTGAGCGCGGTAATCTGCGTTTCAACCCGCCCCTTGGCCTCACCCACACGCGCAACTGCTGTCTGCTCATATTGCTTCTGCAGCTCTTCGTTGCGCGACTGTACGCTCTTTGCGTACTCCAAGGCCGACTGCTCACGGCGCTCGGTCTCACGTAGGCGCGCGGTGAGCTTGTCGATGCGCTTTTTGACCTTGTCGGAGTACTGATCTAGCTCCTCCGCGTTCGGACCGCTCTCCACGACACTGGTGGTCTTGCCTTCGGTGTCTTCCGAGATGGTGACCGTAGCCGCCTCCTCGTTTTCTCCAATATCGAATTCTAACTTTTCATTTGAATCAATCATGATACTTTCCTCTTCACTTGTGCAAAATGCTTGCAGGATCGGACACAATTCCCAAAATCTCGTCATCGTTCAGAAGGCGAATCTCACCGCCCTCAATCTGGATGCGGGAGCCCGCGTAACGACCAAACACCACCCAGTCACCGGGTTTGCACCATGCGCCGTCGGGGAACTTGCTTTCGTCCGCGTAGGCGAGTGGTCCAAGCTTGAGCACATAGCCCACGTTGGTTGCCAGTTGAGTGCGTTCAGTTGTTTCTTTGGTCAGCACAATGCCGCCCTTTGACGTACCGGCACCCCGGTAAGGTAGCAGCGCAAGGCGCCACCCAGTCGGTTGCGGTATCAAGTCTAAGACGCTTTGTGTGAGACCGCTTTCTGGAACAGTGCCATCATCTGTGTAGGCATCGTTCAGCGAGGGTTTTTGGTTGGCCTTATCGTCTGCCCATTTCTGTTCTAGAGCTGTCAGCTTTGGTTGCATAGGTTAGTCCTCTGAGTGCTTATCAAGTTCGCTTTTCACAATACTTTCTGAAAGTCGAATACCCTCTAACCGCCCCATCAGATACCTATATCTCTCCATGTCGCTGACACTCCCACCCAGCACAAGCTGCTGCGTGTCGTGTTCTATCTTCCTCATTTCTTTTAGTACTTTTTCAGCAAAAGTGAGCATGGTCATTTCCATGTAAGCAGAAGGTAGTCGCCACCGTCTGAAAGGCGTCAAGCAGCGTTAGTAGATCTTTACATCGTTGTTTCCGTCTCGTTTTTTGATTATTCTCGGTTTTCTTACACCCCCGTCCTTTATCCCAAGTTCTCTATCGGTTTTTGCTATCTTGCTCTTTGTGCGTGACTTGTCCTTGCTGGATGACCGCATCATTGCTCCTATTGCGCCGTTGGTTTGGGCGTGGTTATGCGCTCGCGGGCAACTTCAAAGCGCCCCTGAGCGATCTTTTCCTGCGAGGCAATGCGCTCGTCGTTGGCCTGTGAGCTTTCCTGTATGCGCATCTGTTCGTTCTTCAATCCCTCTTGCTTGAGCTGTATTTCAGCCTGATCCTTCGCCGCGCGCTGCTGAAGCTCCTGCTCCTTGAGCGCGATGACCGGGTCAGGTGCGCCTGCGCCTTCGCCAGAGAGCGTTGTCTGCATCGCCTTGACGTCCATCAGGTACTGAGCGATGTTGAGCGAGATCATCGCCTCACGCTGCATGTCGGAGACCATACGGTCAGGGTCGCTGCCGTACTGACGGAACAGCTCGGCCTCGGCGTCTTCTTCTGCCTTGAGCTTAACGTGCTCCATAACGTGTTTCTGCAACTCAACAGCGGCCAGCGGGTTGCCCTGCACCAAGGGCGAGAGCCCCATGATCAGGTGCGAGGCAATGTGCGAGTCGTGCTGCTGGCCGGCGAACGCCTTGAGCTGCTTGCCGTCAATCGCATCGATGTTCTCGCTTGCCGGGTCCTTGGGCATCTGGTTGGTCTGGGTCTTCAGAATGCCGTCGATGTCCCTCACGTTCATCGACTGGTAAACTCGGTAGTACGCCTCGTACATGTTGTGCATGTTTGGCGCGCTCTGCGCCAGCTGAAGCTGGGTCTGTGCCAAGGTGATGCGCTGCGCAGCGGAGAAGATATTGGGGTCGGCAACGGGCAGCACGGCAACCTTGTTGTCAAAGTCAGATTGCTTGATTAAACGAGACGCTCCCGGTACATCATAGGGGTACTCGGGGGGCAAGTACTGACCAAAACCTCGGAAAAGCATCTCAAACTCTTGCGTCTGTGCGTAGTACAGGCGCTTATGGATGGCGCTCATCACCATTGAGCCGCGCTCAAGCAGCGCAAGGGTGGTGCCCACTGCCGCTTGCTGGTTGGCGTCGCCTACCTGCATGTCTGCAATGCTGGCAAGACGTCTGCCGGCGTCCACGGTGAAGCTTAACAGCGCAAATAGGGTCTGGCTGGGCTCTTTGTAGGGCAACGGCAGCAGTGATGAGGCCAGTTCAGCCCCACCTGCGTCAATATCACGCCATTCGCCCGGTTGAATCGGCTTATCATCGTCCGCGATCCGCGCGCCCTTCGCCTTAAAGCCCGCAGGCAGGTTGGAAAGCGTGCCAGAGTCCAATAATTGACGAAGTGCAGAGGTTGCGGTCTTGGAAAGGCCGCCAATCAGGTGCACAAAGCCCAAACCGTAGGCGCCGAGGCCGCTGACAAGCATGTAATGCACAAAATACTCAATTCTAAGGTGCAGAGGGTCTTCTTCTGCCCAGTTTCGACGCACACTGATCACTCGACCACTGGTTTCGTCGGTTGTAACCACATACGGCAGCTTGATCCCAGTCGGTTCGCCGTCCTCGTCCACATCTTCGTAGCCGGGGATGTCCAAATCAACGTGAAACTCCAACAACGCGATCTCTTCTGGCTCGCCAGCAGACTGCATGCCGGTAATTCGGTCAATGGTGGCACCAATTTGATCCTGCGAAATGCCAGAACCGTCAGGAGACACCTCGATATCAATGTATTCACCCGCGTAAACACGCTTTTTGAACTCGTTTGAGTCCATCGCAATGCGGTGCGTGATGCGCCGGCACTCAGAAATCACGCTCGAGCCGTGGTAGGGGATGTAAAGGTCATCGGCAAGTACCAGACGACTGACCATCCTGCCAAGTTGCGAGTCGTAGTACACCTTTTTGAAAGTAGAGCCACCGTATCCGGTGTAAAACAGCAGCTGATCAAACTCCGGCGTGTACTCCTTCATCACAGCCGTGATCTGGTAATTCATAAAATCCTGTACACGTGCAGCCTGCTGGACCTTATCCAGCGTTTCCTTGCCTAATGTTTGCGTCCTGACAGGACCACCCGCTGGCATCAGCTCCTTAAACGACTGCGCTTGGAACTGAATGATGGCCTCAGTCAGCATTGGATGCACCACGCCCGACGCGCCACGGAACGGCTGTGTGCGCTCGTCCATCCGCAGACCCAACAGGTCCAAGCCCTTGGCGTACATCTCCTCCCACTGCCCGCGAGAGCTCTTGTCCGCGTCGAACAGAGCTTGCAGCGTGATGGAGATGTGCCCAAGATCCTGCGGATCGATGCTGTCCGCAAGGTTGTCGTAAAAACCCTGCTCCTCATCGCCCATGCCGATCTCAATCAGAGCACTGCCGTCATCCTCGATGATGATCTCAATGTCCTGACCGTCGTCTTCATCAAATTCAATGAGGTCGGAGTTCGGGGCTAGATTTACTACCTTGTCTATGGGCATGTCGGTGTCCTAAAGATACTTTCGATTATCGTTGCGCATGCGTTCTACGTTGTTCTTGGTGACTGCGCCGCCTTTGGCTTTGGTAATTACGGGGTTAGCCGGGTCAAAAGTGCCTTCGTTGCCGATGGCGGATTTAACCTGCTCTGGACGAAAGGCAACAATTTCATTCGGGCCGTATTGCCCTGTTAAAAAAACTCCGTCATATCCAGCATCTTGCAGCTTAGAAACATCTTCTTGGGTATATAAGTAAGGCCAATTACGACCAAGATTAAACCGTGCCCGTTCGGCAGCTTCTGATGTACTATCAATAAACAACGGGTTCTGGATACTTGCATACACGGGCATGACGTTAGCACCTTCCTTGAACTTACCCTTAAATCCCCCAACATTATGCGCTGCCGGTTGCTTTTCAGGATCGTCACTCATAAATATTACTGGACCACTTTCTGCGCTCATTGGCCCCACCGCATCAGGCCGATTTACGTCAAATGCGTCAAAGTTCTTTGGAGTAATGTGGTACAGCCGTCGAGGTTTTCCGTTTGGCTCCAATGATGTTGTGATAGCACTGTTGCCAAACCAGTTCTTAAACTCCGGCGTTTCTGTCTGAGCCCTAGCCGTCAACGCAGCAAGGTCGTCGGCGGCGGTTGGTGTAGACCTAGCTGCACCGGAAGCCTCTTCAGTAATATTTCTAGGCTGACGGATCATGTCTACGCCATCATCCCCAAAGTCGTTTTCAACCTCAAATCCGTTGCGTTTGTACCAGTCAACAAGTTGTGCTGTGGTAAGTCCATCCCCACTATAATTGTCTGCGGTCAATGTAACAGGGACATTGTTTTTGTCTGCAACTTCTAAAATGCTGCGCAACATTTTTGATGCCCCACCTTTTCCGGGGTCGAATGTACGAATATCAGACAGGTGTAGCGTGTCTCCCATTGAGTACACTGTTGCACCTGCCGTGTTGCTTATCAACTCCCTTGAATTAAGCGGGTTTTCTGCAAAAATCTCCTTTAACTCATCCGCAGCGTTACGTGCGTTACTTCCGCCCGTCTTCCCCAATTTTATAACATTCGACCCAACTCCCATCCCCAGCAGCATTTCGTCCGGAGCGGTTCTGGGGCCTGCAACTCGACTTGCACCTGCACCGCCGCCCATGACGTTCATGGCAGTGTTAAGGATGTCCTCATCCGACACCTGCTGGCCTCTGGCTGCCATGCCCGGGGTGACAAACGCCCTTGCTGCGTCGTAGACAAAACCCGGCGCTGCAAGCTGCAAGTTGCCCTCTTCACGGCTGCCCGCAAAGGGTAACATCATGGCTCTGTCCAGCCCCGGCTCCATGCCCGTTGATTCAAACACGGCGCGCTCAACAGGCGTGGCCGCATCTAAACGCTCCAGCATGGCGCGGCTTTCAGTCTGTGGTTCGTCTGCCCTTTGTGCTGCTAGTTGAGCAGCCCTGCCCGTGCGGCCAGCAACTGCTGGGGCGCTGCCGCCTACACGAGCCTCTCCTCCATTGGCAAAGCCAAGCAGGCCAGTCGCATCAACGCGCTGGCCTTCAGACTTTTTTCCAATGAGGTTCTCTAGCATGCGACGCGAGGAGGTGACTGCGCCGCCTTTGGCGAAGTTATCTATGCCTTCTTGGGGGCTTGCGCGGGCCGCTTGACCGCTCCGGTCACGTACAGGTTCTGGAAGCTCTGCTTGCCCTTCTCTGCCGCGATTTGATTGCGCAGAGCCTGCGCCACTGGAGACTTCTCCCCCTGCTTGGCTTCCACTCGCTGGAGTATTTCTTGTAAGGTACTCATCGTAGCCATCCCTAAAAAAGACTTGCGTATCGTAAAAATTATATCTTATGTCAGATACGTTTTGGTCTGCCATTGTATCCGCAAGAATCGCTGCAAACAAATCTTCTTTTTCTTTATAAATCTCATCAGCGCGTCTTGGGTCAAATCCTTCGTCAAATTCAGGTATGTACTGGAACCGCAATCCAGTTAATTTTGCCGTCTCGGGAGCTCCTGATCGAGCCTGACGGTTGATTCTGTCATCAAACCTCATGTCTGTTATATAAGTAAACCCGTCCACTCCATATTCCCTTAAACGAGCTGTAATCTTGGCAAGCTCCTTCGGAGATATTTCTTCTTTAAAAAATATCTCTGCCCCCGGCCTTGCGTTTGGAGAGCCAGCAGGAACGGAGCGAGATATGAATACGGCATCCTGATTGTAATTTTTACCCTGCTCAACCAGTCTTCTAATCAAAGCACTTGGATTAAAATTTTGTTGGACCACAAATTCAGCATTTAATGCTCTTTCTGTATTTCCCATGAAAGATCCATAGGTATTAGCAAGGTTATATCCAAGCACTGAAGAATCATTACGAACCACGTCATCAATCTCAGCTGCAAGTTCTGCCTGAGCGTAATTACTCATCGGCAAATCAGGACGCTCTCCAGAAACGCCAACTGTATAACGCTGCAGCGGGGCCTGAAGCGACTGCAGTTCTATGCCTGCCAGCTCCTGCCGGTTGTCATAGACGCGCCTTGCTTGAGCTACTCTTTCTGCATATTCGGCATCAGTTTCTTTTTTTCTTTTATTTGGGGTTTTAAAGCCTGTATTAATTTCTCGACGCAAATCATCAATGCGAACTTGATCCGGGCTTCCGGCTAGGGACATTTCGTATTCAAGAGATCCGCCTTCACCGGCTTTTGTTGTCCAGCCATTGTTTGTCCATCTTTCTTTTTCCATGAACCAAGCAACCGCCTGCAGGTCGTCAGGACCAAGATCGCCCATTTCAGGAACAACAGACTTTACGTTACCAGATTCGTTAATCCTGTTTGCAGCACTTCTAAAGACATCTTGACCAAAACCGAACTCGCCACCAACCCTTGGATTCCCAAGACTGGATCCAACCAAGTGAGTTCCGGTGACCCCTTGTTCAGCCACAGGCGGTATGCGCGACTGTCCCGAAAGCCTGCGCAGCATTCGTGCTGCCCAAACATCTACTGTTGCTTCATTGGTAAGGCCAATAAGGTTGCCGGTAAAGTTTGGTGTTTTTGGCGCGCTACCAGTCTTTACTGATCGGAACATGTCCAGCAGCGCCCCCATTGAGGACGGGCTGTTTGTGTTAAATAGTTTCCCAGCGGAGTTGGTAATTAACGGAAATTCTCCTGCTTTGTGCAACGCAGTTAAAGTTTTTCCATCCACAGGGATGCCTTGTTTTATTCTGTTTTCATAAGCTTGCAGCTCAGTGTCAAACTCTCCCCGGCTATATCTGCGCAATATTTCAGTGGCGTTACGGAAATTTTGCTCTACATTTGTCTGGGCGCTCGTTGTGCCAAGTACGTCTGCAAAAACATCACCAATGCCTCCAAACTCGGAGCGCAGCTGGTCTCGCATTCCACGATACCAATTAGCCTGCCGCAGTATATCAATTGCTGCCTGATCTCCTGATCGTGCGCGCTGCACTACCCCGTCTACTTCTGAAACTAAGTTGTCAGAAAGACGATTTGCCCACTCTCCCTTATCAAGCCCCTCTGGAGGCTTTTGAAACCCATAGGCTATTTTTTTAAAATCCGGCTTGTTTTCTTTAACGCCTGAAAAATTAATCCTTTCCCAGCCATCATCAGGGAGAAAGTTATTTTTAATTCTTCGAGTCTCTTCTTTCATGGCCCGCTGTTTAATTCTATTAGAGCCAACGCTGGCATTTATCCTGCCAAGCTCATCTCTACTCAATCTGGCACTTGGGGCCGCAGCATCCACCTCATCCAACATCGCCGCAGCACTGCCTGCCGGCGGCTCGTCCAGTGCGGTCAATGCGTCAACGTCTTCGCCGGGTGTTCTTGGGACATCAATGTCAGCTTCAGGCGTTAACGCATCCAGCATCCCTCTGGCGCTGTCTGGCGGCACATCGTCCATATCACTTATTGCCGCGCGCCGCGCGCCGCGAGCGCCGATGCCGCCAAAGGGAACCGCTCCCGCCGCTGCCATCGTGGAAACCTGCCGGTAGCTGTCAGCAAGTTCATAATCTCCAGCCCTGTCAGCCTCATTCGCCATGTCCGAGTATTTCTTCGCGTCCATGCCAGATCGTATTTCACCGATAATTGGCGTCATGTCCAAAGCAAAGCCCAATGGGTCCTGCTTGGCGCCCTCTATCATCGCCCCGCCCATCGCACCAACATCAGAGCGAATCTGTGCCAAGGGATTTTCGCTCTGCGCGATGCCCCTGCCGTAGTCAAAGACAGTGCCGGGGATCTGCTTGGCGCCAGCGACAATGTTCTGCAGCATGTTGCGGCTTTCGCTCTGCTGCGAGGGGCCCGTGCGCGCCGCTGACGGCGTGTTGTCGATACCCTCCAGCTGACGACGCAGCAGTTCGTCTAGCGGCAACTGCGCATCGGCTGCGGGAGCAACATCCCTCGGCTGCCGGCGCCGTAGCTCATCTAGATTAACAGGCGCATCCTGCCTGATGTACAACGGATCATTCGGACTCAGCGGCCTGCGACCACTAACCTCACCGCCTTCCTGAAAGCGAGCCAGCCCATCCCTTGCTGACCCATCAGACTTTTTTACGTAGCCGCCCTTGGCAAAGGGCAAAAAGCCACCGTACACAGGCGCGTCAATCTCAACGTCCTTGCCGGTCATGCCGTCAGTGACAACTATGGGATCAGGCTTTTGCGTGCTGGGCGCAGGCAAACCAGCAAGGTACCTTTGAAGGTTCTGCCCCTCAACCGTCTTGGGGTCAAATGCCAAGAGGGGATCTGATAACGTGTTGGGGTCAGCAGCAAAATAACTCGACATTATCCTGTTGCGCAGCTGATTGTAGGTTTTAAGGTCCTTAAGTGCGGGTGTTGATTGCGCCAGCCTGCGCAGGTTGTTGTCCAACAGCTGTCGGTTCTGCGCAAAACGCTGCGAGGCCGACGTCAGCCCGCCGTAGGCTTGAATCTCCTTCGGGCTCAGTAATGAGCGCGGACGGGTGGTCACGCTTGGCGGCGTGAAGGTAAAGCCGGAACCCGTTGCGGGTCTTAACTTCGCCGCTGGGCTGTAGTCGAACTGGCCCGGCATGCCGGGGATCGCGGTGCGCGGAGAGCTCTCCCTGAACGCTGTGTCCAGAGCAGGCTGCCCAGCAGCAAAGATGTTGGGCTGCGTCGGCAGCGGCTGGTACACCGTTATCGGCGGCGTGTACGGCACGGGATCGGGGAACGGGGGCGGTGGCGGAGCAGCCTGCGGACGGGTGAAAAGCACATTAGGATCCACGCCGGCCTTCATCAGGTCATCAAACGAGTAACCGCGCTCAGTAGCGTACTCCAGCATCTGCGCACGTTCAGCCGCATCAATGCCGCCCTGCTGCAGGTTCGCAATGTAGTCACGGCCCTGCTTGTCCAGTATGGCCCGGCCATCCTGCCCCTGCGCCGTCAGCCGCTGCGACTCAAACGCCAGATCGGGACTGCGCTCATACGCCGAGGTCATGCCGGCTGGCGTCACAAACTGCGACTGCGGGATAATCGGCATCTTGACCGCAAAGATCTTGTCCAGCACCGCCTGATCCACGCCCGCATTGATCAGGTCAGAGGTGCTGATGCCAGACTGCAGCAGCACGTTGTACGCTTCAGCGCCAGTCGGCGCGTTGGGATTGGCAAGGTACGCCTTTGCATCAGCACGAAGATTGGCGTAGTAGTCGTCAACCGTCTGCTGGCCGCCGGCCTGCATCGCTCTGCGATACGCCGCCGACACGCCCGGAGCCGTGTCCACCGCCCCACCCTCCGCCATCCGCATCGGAAGCCGTAACAACATCTCTCGCGCAGTTAAATTGGGCATGTCGGCACCGCCTTAGCAAAATTTACGATATTTTAACTCAATAATACTCCGGCACAAGCGATTCGTCACTGCTCTCGTCTTCTTCGTCCGACTGCAACGAAATAAAGTTCCCAGCGCGAAACCTCAGCAGAGCCTGCGTCGTGCTGTCAACGATATCATCATTGTCCCCGTTCGGGAAGGCAGCACACTCCTCGATCACCTCCTGAGCCCAGTGATCCTCGGTTGCCCAGATCATGCCCGACTCGAACATCGGCGCGACTGCATTCGCACGCGACACCTTGTCGTGACCAGCACGGCGCCCGCCCGGGCTGTACATCGTTACCGGAATCCCCATGCGCCGTAGTTCCTGCTGCAGCGTCGTGCCCGTTGCCTTCGCCTCAATCAACACATTATCCGGCTGCCAGTACGTGTACAGATCCTTCGCAATGCGTTTTAAGTCCGGAAAGTCCCAGCGACCCTTGCGCATGTCCATCAGAATTAAATTCGGACCCGCATCCTCCGTCGGGTAAAACACCCCCCACGTCGTGATCACCGAGTAGTCCGCCGTCTCCTTCTTGGAATACGCCGTGTCATACGACTGGATGATGTACTCAATGGCCGGCAACTGATCACGCTCCCATGTCCTCCACCACTCACGCTTGAGAATCGCACCCTCATCCGCCGTCGGACGCTGCTGGTACATCGCGTTCCAACGCTGCACCCCAAGCTGAGCTCGCACCGCCTGCAGCTCCTCAAGCTTCCAAAACGACGGCCACAGCGGACGCTCCTTGGGCGTACCCTCATCAAAGATCGCCGGGAACTCAATCACCTCCCACTTGTCCGAGCCAAACGAGTTCTGACTCTTGATCAGCCGAGCAGTCAGATCCTTCGTCCCCCAGCGCGTCATGATCACAACAACCGCCCCGCCCGGCTGCAACCGCGAGCGAGGACCCGCGCTGTACCACTCCCACGCGTTATCGAGCGCCAGCGACGACATCGCGTCCTGCTCGCTGTGGGGGTCATCGATGATCAACAGGTCAGCGCCCCGTCCCGTCATCGCACCACCAACACCCACCGCAAAGTACTCACCACCCTTGCTCGTCTCCCACCGCCCAGCCGCCTTACTGTCAGCCTGCAGCTCAACTC